CGAGATGCCCGAAAGTTTAATCTTGCCACCATATGTGGATGGCGAGTATATTTATTAACTAGCCAAACGGCCAAGGACGCTTTTTGGCTTGGGAAGATTGCTGCTGCGCTTGATGCTGCTCGATAGCCTCTGCCGCTTCGCCAAGCAGTTCTGAAGCAGCTTGCAAGTCATAATCACGCAAAGCCATGGCTTGACGTAGCTCAAGGTTTTCCTTAACCAATGAGCCAACGGCACCTTGCATATTGCTCCAACCTTCCAGCAAATTACCTGCCACTTCCCGCAGTTTATCAATGTCGTTGCATTCCGCTAAGGCTTTCTTGTTAATCGCCAGCGAGAAATCACGCTCCAAACTGCGTTCAAATGGTCCCATGGCAGTCATATAACTACGACCATCGTAGCTTAGTTCCAATGGAATAGAAAAATGCATCATTGTTTATTCCGTTCTTGTCCTAGCCTAACGATGAAGAGCTATGGCAGGCAGTTTGTTTATCGTGTGGATGATGGAAAGAAGGCCGTAATAAATGCTTCGGACTACCGTCCTTATTGGCTTCCACGCACGCCTCAACATTATCAATGGCGGCCAGGGGAGGAAGTGGTCTACATTCAACCGACGGCTGCTGGCTGGATGGCCACCAGCTTAATTGGCACGCTTATTGGCTTTGTCGAGCAAGGTAAACGGCAAAAAGCCGTCGTCATTTGGCATGACGAGACGGAGATTAGCCCTACAATCAGCATGCAACGCTTGCGCCCCGTCACACTATTCCATGGCTCCCATTGACCCCCTCCAAGACGGCATCAGCATGGTGCGCCTCATCGATTGGATGGGAAATGCTGTTGACATTGTTGCCGATGCTCGTCAAAGTTTTGACACGGAGCAAGGCGCATGGTCAGAGCGCGACCAAAAGCTTCTCAATTATCTCGTCAAGCACAAACACACCAGCCCGTTCCGTGGCGTCGTGTTCAAATGGCAAGTGAAAGCTCCGCTTTTTATTGCTCGCCAATGGTGGAAGCATGTCATTGGTGGAGCCTATGCCAATGATCAGCTTGGATGGAACGAAAAAAGCTTTCGCTATTGCGAGGCTGAGGAGGATCAGTTTTATATGCCTCGCCAGTTCCGTTATCAAAGCGATAACAACAAACAAGCCTCTGCAGGGCCCGTCGAGGAGGCGCTCAACCATTGCTGCATGATTGAATATGCCAAGGGCTTACAGGCCGCTAAACAGGCTTACAACAGCCTTCTGGCGATGGGAGTGAGCAGGGAGCAGGCGCGAGGCGTCATGCCGACTGCCGCCTATACCAGTTTTGTCTGGACCTGCAGTTTGCAGGCTCTTCTGCATTTCCTTAGCCTTCGTGATGCTCATGATGCACAAGGCGAAATTCAAGCCTATGCTCAAGCTCTTCATGCTTTAGCACGTCCTATTGTGCCCGAAGCATTTGATGCTTTTGAAGCCAATGGCCATTCCTTTTGAACCATTTCCCATTGAAGGAGCCCCCAAAGTGTTTGATTCCGTAGACCGTCCCGCCCATTATGCCTTTGGCAGCATTGAATGCATTGAGGCTCTTGAAAGTTGCATGAGCGTAGAAGCTTTTAGAGGCTTCCTCAAGGCCAATGCAATTAAATATTTGTGGCGTTATGAAAATAAGAACGGCCTGGAAGATTTAAAAAAAGCCAAGTGGTATTTAAAAGCTCTTATTTTTGCGCTTGAAAATGATGAAGAAATGGAGGCATTGGCTGCTCTTGAAAACAATTGCAAAGATGGTTTTTGTCCCATGCCAGGCGCTCGCATTGGAGATCGTGCCGTTGATGAGCCAATGTTTAGCCCAATTAACGACGTTTAAGCAGCAAAGGCCCCTCCTAAAACAAAGCCCCCAATAATGGGGGCTTTTTCTTGCGACGGAATATAAAGACCACGCTCTTCTGCGTAGGCTTCAATGTCCTGCAGCGAAGTGTGGGCGCTAACAAAGCTATGCTGATACACCCACATTGTCAATAGTTCTTCTCGTTTTGCAGTCCAGAACTGCTGAGGACGCCACCATTCAAAAATAGGCTCTGCCCCCTTATCAAGATTGCAGCTTTTGCATGATGGCACTAAGTTATATTTTGCAAAATGCGGACCGCCTTTGCTTTTGGGAACAATGTGGTCAATAGTAAGCTTTTCGTTCCATTTTCCACAATAGGCACAAGCACAATGGCCAAGTGGTCCTTTCAACGGATAGTCTTCAAAAATACTTTTTCTAAAACGTCTGCGGGCATCTCCAGGGCGAAGTTCAATGAGAGAATGTAAAAGCTCATCGGGACTGTTCGCTCCAAGCATGGCATTATTAAATTTTCTTGTTCCCAATCTATCTCCCTCTAATCGTCTTTGGAGATTATTTATAATGAAAACAAGGGCGGTCCTTAATGAAAAACTTTCAAGAAAGCTTGGCCAATTTTGTTGCCACGGTAACAGCAGGCATGCTGCTGTCTACAGGGGCAATGTTGATTACAGTGGGCAATCAACAAGTTAAGGTGGCCACGCAAATTGAAAGCATTACGGAAAAACTAGATACTCTCACCGAGAACATTACGGCTTTAGAAGAGCGCGTGCGCTCGCTAGAAATTCGACGCTAGGCTATAAACAAAGCCCTTCATTATTACTGCCATGTCTGGCGCAGAATGGTTCATTATTGGCGGCATCCTTATTGGCGCTGCAGATCAAATTCTTGATCGTTCCCCCCTCAAGAGCAACAATATGCTTCAACTCCTCATGGAAGGTTTGAAGACTATTTTCCGCGTGGGGAAATAATTCACGATGGAAGCCGAAAACAAGGTTTTCTGGGACAAATGCTTTGCCATTGCCAAACGGCTTGGCTCGCGTTATCCCGAACTTGCGGCGGCTCAGTGTTGCCTGGAAAGTGGCTTTGGCAAGCACACGTCTGGCAAAAACAACTATCTGGGCCTGAAAGGCCCTGGCACTGCCACAACCACGCAGGAATGGTATGACGGCCAATGGGTGACGATTACGGCTGGCTTTATTGATTTTCCTTCCATTGAAGCTTGCCTCGATTATCTTGTCACGCGATGGTATAAAGACTATCGTCATTTCAAGGGTATTAACAATTCGCCCAATCGTTATGCCGCTGCCCGTGCTTTATATGAGCAGCGTTATGCCACTGATCCTGAATATCCTGCCAAGCTTTCACGCTTGATGAAAGAATACTCTCCTGAATCTTCCAAAATTATCATGGTTGGCCCCAAAAAACGTCCGCAAGACTTCGGCTTTAAACAAGGCGATTCCCATCTAATTGTTAATGACATTAGCGAAACCATGAAAGCTTTCTCGTTTGAAGGAAAGCTTTTGTGGGAAATCCCTTGTCTGGCTCGCGGGCAATATAGTGATTTTGAATTTAAACTCACCAATTCTGACACACCCCCTGGGGTCTATAAAATTGGCCAAGTGTATAAAGACTACGAACGAGTGGGCGATAAGCCTGCTTATGATCGCACCCTTATGGCTTATGGCTGGTATAGCTTCGACATGGTGGAGCTAGAAAACCAAGAGAATAAATATGGCCGCGCTGGAATCATGATTCACGGTGGCGGAAGTGCCTGCGGTTGGCCTGGCGCATGGGCCCCAATGCAAAAATTATTCCCTACTCACGGTTGCGTTCGTTGCCATAATTCCGACCTGAAAAGTCGGCTTTTACCACTGACAAAATTTGGAACTATTTTTGTTAGCGTCTATCAGGAAGGATGAGCAAACAATCCTGGGCCAATGCTTTGTGCTATGAAGCAGGATTATGGGCCGCTACTAGGTGGCCCTCTCTTGTTTTTAAGCCATGGTTCAAGATGCTCATGGCTTATTGCCGTCCTGACTGGGCAGAGTGGAAAACAAAAATTGTTATGGAAAAAGTGGACCAACAAGCTGCCGTGTTGGTCAAACAATGGGAAAAAGAAGAACGAGAAACCAAAGCAAATGCCTTAGCTAGTGAAGCTCAAAAGCTTTTTCCTGCCGCCAAGATCACGCCCTTGCCCAATGCCATTGTTCCGTCTGTCATGATTGAACAAGCCCCACCAGACAATGCCAGCGAGGCCGTTAAGGCCCTTGGAGGCGAGCTTCGGATTACCTACCGCCTAGAGCCCTAAAGCCACTTTCAAAGCTGTCCATTTCTTCAGCTCTTGTTCATGGTGGCTGGTCCATTCGGCAATGGCATCACGCAGCCCTTGCTTGACGCTTTCTGGATCATCATTGCAAAGTAGCTCTTGCATGGCCTCGCTAAGAGCTTCCACTTGTTGCTTATACCAAAGGTCTTCCATGAAAGGGCCGCATTAGCAGCTCCAGCTTAGCTTAATAAGATCCGCCGTCAATTTCCACTCCATCAATTGTTCCACCAGTAATCGCCACGCTATTTGCGGCCTGAGTGGCCATTGTGCCTAGCCCTAGTGTGGCGCGAGCAGCCGAGGCATCGGCGTCATCGATTAAAGAACGACCATATGCAGATAAATCCGTGGTAGATGCAGTTGTTGCACTATCAAAAAATGGCAGCTTATTAGCTGCTTGTGTAAGTGCCGCAAGATCGGCAAGAATATCGCTATAAGCTTGTACGTTAGAGCCAATGGCAAGGCCCAAATTACTGCGAGCATCACCTGCTGAAGTTGCGCCAGTGCCCCCATGTCCCAAGCCAATGGCAGTGCCCTGCCAAACGCCAGTGCTAATCGTGCCCAAACTTGTCAGGCTAGAAGAGACAACGGCAGAACCAAGGCCAGAGCTAGTTAAAACAGTGGTATTGTTAATTTTGTAAGACTTACCACTGGCTAAATCAAGATGCTCACTACTTGTCCAACAGTCAGACGCATCCACCCAATTAAATGTTTTATCAGTGGTGCCCTTCAGCGTGATGCCACCACCATCAGCCGTAACATCAGTAGGGCTTGCAACGCTGCCAAGTTCAAGATTTTTATCGTCAACAGTAACAGTGGTGCTATTAACAGTAGTAGTGGTGCCATTGACAGTTAGATCGCCGCCAATAATAACATTGCCTGTAGTGGTGAGGCCGCTAACAGTGGTAAAAGCAACCGTGCCCGTAAATGTTTTATTACCTGTGATTGTTTGATTACCGCTTAAACTAACAAACGCACCATCGCCACCAATCGCAACAACTTGCGTGGCAGTGCCACCAGCTCCACCAGTGCCATAGCCATAATAAAGAATGCCATTTCCTGCATCGCTTTCGTTATAAGCAAGTTCTGCATTGGCCAGGCTTGACGGGGCACCAGTGCTACCACCACTGGCACGGCGCTTAATGCGAATGGTATTGGCCACTAGAAATTGCCCCCGTCAGTTAATGAAATGAAAGTGAAAGAAGAATTTGCCACAAACTTTTGGCTTCCTCCATCATAAACAAGAACGCTTCCGTCTATTTTGCTTCCAATGTTTACATCAGAAAGATCATTCAACGTTAATGTTTTCCATTGCGTGTCATAATTAGCATTGCTCGTTTTTGCCAACACTTGACCAGTGGTGCCACTTGGAATAATTCCCGGTCCGGGCACTCCCTGCGGGCCATTGCCAAAATATTCAAGCACCACTTCTGTGGCTTGTTCAACAATAACCGCAGGACTTGCGCTAGCGCTAACAACAATGTTATTCTCCTCTTCATTAATAACAATGGAAGAGGAGGATTGTTGAATGAGGTCAAGAATAGTGGTAGATTCTTGAACAATGACTGTCATTGAAAACTAAGCCCTCGATTAACATATGCATTTCCTTCTATCAAATAATAAACATCATTATCTGGCTCTGTAATCAAAATATCATACTGGCCTTGCTCCGTAAGGCCGCTAGTACCAGAAGCTTCTAAGCGAATTTTAAAAATACCACTTGCTTGGTTCACATAGGAAGCCGTAAAATCCGCAAACTTAGTTGTGCCAAGACGGTTATAAAGCTTGCTAACAATGGTATAGCCGCTCATATTAACTGGCACGCCAGAATCATCCTTATATTGCACTTGCAGCTCAAACGTGGCGCCTTGGTAAATAGTAATATCGTGTTTACCTGGCGTAATCATGATCGTGTTTTCTTTTATGTTAGTACAGTGGTAAAGTCTTTCAATATTATTGCCGAATTAGCCCTAAATTTCGCAGCGCTACAATTAGTCCGCTTAATGATGCAACAGTTTCGCCTGTGTTAGCGGGAATGGCAATACCAGAAGGACAAACAACGGGAGAAGCGCCAAAGAAACCAACCGATGCACCACTGCCAAAAACCGTTACGCCACCAGAAGCAGTAATATTTCCCGAAATGGTAGGAGAAATAACAATGGGAGATGAAAGAATAGGGCTGTTATAAGTGCCGCTGGTTACAGTGGCAACATTTCCCACTGTTCCAGATAGGGTAATATTAAAAATAGTGCCATCTTCAAACGTGGAATTATCAATGGTGCAAGCATCAATAATGGCATTAGAAAGAGCAGTGCCATTAGCCGCCCCCCCATTGACTGTGGCTCCATTAATAGTGGCGCCAGTAATTGTCGGAGATAGATAAGTGCCGCCAGAAATATTGCCTAAAACAGTGGTGCCAGAAATTGTTGAATTACGAAGCGTTAGCCCAGAAGCTGTGGAAGTCCACGATGCGTCATAGTCAGTAGAGCTAGCTTTAGTAATAATTTGGCCGACTGTGCCCCCAGAGGGCAGAGTACTCTGCCCCATTGGACCTTGCACGCCAGGAATGGAAAGCCCTAAATCAACAGGCTCGCCACTAACAACAGTAAGAATAATATCTGGCATGATCAGTTCCTAGAGCAAGTGCCTGACACCGTGCAAGTGCCCTTTAACCAATAGTAACGATCTCCGCCCGCCTGCGTAGCACTCACGTCGTAATTGTATAGCCCCACTTCTAAGCCACTAGAAACAGTGGGAGGCAATGTAAGCTGAAAAACTCCACTAGCTGCATTTGTAATTGCTGGGACAAAACTTGCAACAATTTGCCCATCAATTGCCCCACAAATATCACTATCAATCGTATAGCCAGAAAGATTAATGGGAGTGCCGCCGCTTTGCGTTGCAGTAATTTGCATCCGATAAGTGGAATTCTGCAGCACCACTATGTTGTAAGTGGCGGGATAATACATTTCCGCTTGGCCTGTTTTGTTTTATTATAGCTCCGCATTGTTTCTATCAAAAAAGAGGCCCATTTGGGCCTCTTGCTTATTTACCTTGACCGCGCAATTGTTTGCGACCATGGTTTGGCTTGCTGTTTTTGCCATGACCCTGGCGAGTGCGCTTGGGTTTGCTGACAATAATGCGCTTAGAGGACGAAGCTCCGAGTTTGCTTTTGACGGCCAATGGAGGGCAGCGAAAGAAGAATACTAACTAGCCCAGGGCACACCAGCACCTTTAGTGGGAGCTTTTTGCTCATCAATTTGAGCCTGTAGGGCAGCTTCCACTTCTGCTTTTTTCTCTTCACCAAGCTTGTCGAGCAGCCAGCCCACTACAATTTCTTTGGTGAGATCGCCATAAGGAATGGCATCGTCCTCTTCGGGCGGTTCAAGCCCAAGAGATCCATACGCCCCTGAACGATACGTGCCGTCAAAAGCGTCAATCGTATAGTGAAGCGTGTAGACAATACCGTCTGAAAGCGTGCGTTCAAGATTGGCAATGTTCCAGGAAAATTCAGTAGCTTGAGAGGCCATGGTCAAACAAAATGTTCTTAGTTAGTTTACAGGATAAATGAGCAAAAGCATCTTCGGTAAACCGTTCGATGAAATAGTAGTGTCAAAGACTACTAGCTGTCAGCAAGACGTTTCATACCCTCGTCGTTGTTGGTATAAAGATCGTCCAAAGTTTTCTTGGCCATAAACTCACGTGTCACGGTGAGCGCATCCTTGTCTCGATTGTTTTCGATTGCTGCAAGCAGCTCCAGCTTGTAATCTTTTTGGGTCATGGCTGTTAGAGAAGGGGACTACTGGGCTTCCAGTGCCGCTAATCGAACTTCCAAGCCGTTAATGATAGCTTGTTGCTCTTGGATTGCTTTGACTAGCACAGGAATCAAATCAGCGCGAACTGACTTGTAAGGCTCTTCGCCTTCTGGTGCAGGATCAAGCCACTCACCAACCATCTCTGGAAATACTTGCTCAAATTCTTGGGCTATAAAACCTTGGTCGTTGTGAGTGTTTTTTCCTTTGCCTTTTTTCCAGTCAAAGCGACGTGGTTGCAGCGCCAAGATTTCATTTAACCCTGTATCCAAATCACGAATGTTCTCTTTAAACCTTTGATCAGAAATTGCACTAATTGTTGTATTGGTTGCATTTACTGTTCCATCCATGCCCACGTAGAACCTGTAGGCAGCCGCATTTATGGAGTAGACGTGCAGCGTATTGGTTGCATTTGTAGAAGCATTAACGGAATCAAACAAAATACCACCACTTGTAAACTGGAAGCCAGTGGCGGCTGCGGGATCGGTGCTGGTTGTGTTGATCAATATAGTCCCGTCATTTCGGATCCTCATCCGCTCCGTCGGAGAACTTGCATTATCGGCGGTAGTCGAGAACACTAGCCTGCCCGGAAAGTCACCAGCCCCACAGCCGGCATCTGCTTCCGTTTTAATGGTCGCAAATTCGCTGGCATTGTTTCCAGCAAACGAAAGAACACCAATAACTGTGTTGTTCGTAATTGATGCGCCAGCAGTTCCGTTGGCAATGGTGACAATCCCGGCACCTGTACTGCCGCCCGTGTAACCCTGAACAATTAATGGAGCGTATTGTGCGCTACCCGATCCACTAGCGGCAGTGTAACTAGACGTGCCAACTAACAGGCGTCCGCTGGAATCGATGCGGGCTTTTTCGGCATTACTCGTGCCAAACTGAATAGTTCCGTTTTCGTAATTGAAAACAACTAAGTCGCTCCCGTATTGGCCTACAACACCACCATCGGCTGCTCCGGTTCCTGATGTAGCATTATGGAAATTAACTGCGCTTGAGGCAGAACCATAAACGTCAACCGTATTACTTGCGCTGCTAGCAGGACTCGTAGTGCCAATCCCTAGTCGGCCTCCCGTATCAAGCACCATCTGCGTCGATACTGCTCCATTGTTATTTATATCAAAATGAAGCTGAGCACCAACTCCTTGCTTCAATCCACCTTTAAGGATGTAACCGTAATTGCCAGACCTTAGTTGAAGTTTGGCGTAGGTATCGGTTGCTGGAACAGTGTCAAGCTGAATATCGACATTTGCACTATTAGTAACACTTGAAGTCCCTATGCCTAAACGTCCGCTGGAGTCGATGCGGGCTTTCTCGCTGCCAAATTGATTCTCTACAAATACGAGTGCATTCTCTGTGGTGCCCGTTCTAATGCTCA